GTGTGCTCTTCGATCTCAGCAACTTTAGCGATGTTCACTGCATATCTGTTTGTTCTGGCAATACCACCAGTTTTAACTTGAGCAACGAAGTTTTGAATAGGTTTAGCCTTTGGATTATCTTCTCGTTTAGTATCTTTAGTGCCAAATGGTAAATTTAATGCCATTCTATACCTTTCTAATTATTTTGGTCGAGTCAGACCAAATTTCTTGTTTGTTTGCACCAACAAATCTTTCAACTGGAAGTAACATTGCAGTTGCCCAATCAGAAGAAGGAATTTGTCTGAATTGAGTTCTAACATGCCCTGTCAGATATTGTTTTACACATGGTTTTGCTGCAGCAAATCTTGACACGCCATCTATAACTTGCCATGAGTATTTTAATCTAGTGGTTTCATCAAGTCTATTATTACTTTTAAATGTCATTAGTCTATCAAGCAATACGATTCTTAGTTGATAAGGTAAATAATGCATATTCAAACCCATAAAACCATCTTGAGTTTTAGAGAATGGAAATACCAAAGGAAACCTATCGTAATAAGGTAATTCCTTTTTCATTTTTGGATCATATCCGTACATATACAAACGACCAGGCATTATTCTAGTGACCAACTGATCAGCATTGCCATTCAGAACTTTTGCTGGAGTGAGTTGTTGCTTAGTCAGCATAGTGACTTCTTTTTCGAACCAGCCTTTAGACTTATTAGCCACTGTGGCTAAGTCATATTTGTTGCGCTCGAATACGTCTTTTAATGTTGGTTTTGTAGCCATAATTACTATTTAGGTCACAATCCTAACTCGTGTTCAGTTATAATTTTAAACTCCCAATTCCTGTCTTTTGCATATTCTGTTGCAGCAGACCACTTTGCTTGGTTCTTCATGAATGTTAGGGATTCCAATAAATATCTCTGGGTTCGTTTTCCAGGAAATATAGGTGGTTGACATTGTGCTGCAGGTTTGACTTCCACTAAGTAAGTCTTTCCTGTAGTTACCGTTATTTTGAAATCTACAAAGTAACGATGAATACGATTATCCGTGGGACACTTATAAGGTATAACTGTCTCTTCTGAATTCCACTTTAATACCCCAGGATTTTTATCACACCATCCAGCAAAACGAGTTTCCCAAGAGGATCTCATTATGATGTTTGTTGGATCACCTGTGTATTTTTCAGGGAATAATGGAACGAATCTTCTTTTATGGAACATAAATAAGTAATTAGGAATAAATAACCACCATTTATTTAGGTTAAAGGTACAAAATGGCGATAGAATACGACCAACTTGGTAATGCAATTAGCGGATCATATGATGGAGTTCCAACTCCTCCATCACCATCCAAAGCGATCCCATCAATTCCAGCTCCAGGGAAGCCACCATACACTCCAAATCAATTCAATACTACAATGTATGATGTGAAGAACTACATGTATCCATCTGATTTGATGGCAGACGATGGGAGATATGGTGGCAACTATGTAATTTTTTATATTAATGTGGTTGAATCTTCTAAGTTATTTGATGATAAAAGCGTGCAGACTGTCAATGATTTAACACCTAGAGATTCTGGTGATTTAAATGCAATGAAACTAACCAACAATCAATTGATTGGTGCCAATGCCACAGTAAATACTCTTACTGGTTTAATTGGTGGTAGTATTGCTTTTGGTAAGGGTGTTAAGGGTGCTATTAAAGGTGCAGCGATCGCCAATGCTGGAACTGTTGGTGTTGGTGTTGCAGCAACGCTTTCTCCAGATACAAAACGAGAAAAGAAAAGATTAAAGACAGCCATCGCACTTCATGTTCCAAATCAATTGTCTATTCGTTATGGTATGCAGTGGAATGAAGAAGATACTGCAGCACTAGCAATGGCTGCAGCTGGTGGAAGCGAGATTATGAAAGCACTTGGTGAGGGTGGTAATACTAAAGATGTCACTGATGTTGGTAAAGCAATTATTGCCAATATAGCACTATCCAAAGGACCACAGGCTGCAGCAAATTCTAAAGCACTTGGTCTAGCAGCAAATCCAAAGAAAGAACAAATATTTAAAGGTGTTGATTATAGAACATTTGCTTTTGATTATCAATTTTATCCAAGAAGTGCTGATGAAGCACAGAATGTTTTAAGAATTATTGAGCAGTTTAAATATCATATGCATCCAGAATTTAAAGATACAAATAATTTTATTTACGTGTATCCTTCTGAGTTTGATGTTTTCTACTATCAAGGTCTTAAAGAAAACATGAATTTACATCGTCATACATCATGTGTACTAACCGAAATGAATGTAAACTATACACCGAATGGGCAATTTACTACCTTTGCCAATGGTATGCCAACACAAATTAACGTAACATTATCCTTTAAAGAACTTGCACTTCTATCTAAAGAGAAGATTAAGGATGGTCTATAATGTACTTCAAAAACTTTCCAAATTTTATCTACGAATTCAAAGTTGGAAATACCAATAAAACATCATTGGTAAAAGACATAACTAGAAATATTCGTTTTCGTAGAGATATCCTAGCAAATGTAACAGTTTATGATGAGTATGATATTGTTGATGGAGAAACACCAGAAATCATTGCTGAAAAACTTTATGGAGATCCACAATATCACTGGATCATTATGCTAGCAAATGATCGTTATGATTACATAGAAGATTTTCCACTTGCTGAATATCAACTAGTTAAAGTCATTTCTTCAAAATATCCAGGAACTGAAAACGACATTCACCATTACGTAGATGCAAATGGTTATGTTGTAAATTCTGATACACCTGGAGCTGTTTCTGTTTCAAATGAAGAAGATGAAAGAAATAAAAATGAAGCAAAAAGAAGAATAAAAATTATTTCATCAAACATTATTAATACAATATTAAAAGATTATAAAGATCTCATATAATGCAATCTAGCAAGCCAATTAGATTTGCTGGCGATGTCAGCATTGATAAAGTTAGGATAATCACAAGTAAAGGTGTTTATCAGGATATCACTGCTCAGGTAATTACTATTCAGATATATGAAGATTTATTTTCTCCATTTATCACTGGAAGTTTAATTATTAAAGATTCTTTGGATTTAGTTAACCTATTTCCATTCGCAGGTGAAGAACAAGTTGAGTTAGAAATTTCAACTCCATCTCTTGGTCATGGTAACATTAAAGGTAAGTATTACATTTATAAACTAACTGATCGTGAGTTACTTGGCGATAGATCCGTGGTTTATCAATTGCATTTTATTTCAACTGAGGCTGTGGTTGATCTAAACAAAAAAGTGAGTAAGGTATTCAGTGGTAAAATTTCAGATATTGTAGATACCTTTATTAAAGATAAAACCTACGGACTAGAATCTACTAAAAATTTGTTTGTTGAAAACACTTCGAACAACATAAAGTACATTTCAAATTATTGGACTCCAGTGCAAAACATTATGCACTGTGCTGAATATTCTGCTAATCAAAATAAAATACCAAATTACGTATTCTTTGAAAATAGAGATGGGTTTTATTATGTGAGTTTAGATAGTTTGTATAGTGCAGATGTGTATCAGAGTTTTGTATACGACAAATATACTCGTGATGATCAAAAGAAAAGTGGTAGTGTTCGTAACTTACAAGAAGATTATAAAAGAATTGGTTCTATTAGTATCCCAGTTGGTTTTGATTACATCGATAGAATTCGTGGTGGTATGTTATCTTCTAAAATTATTTCATATGATTTAACAAAGAAAACCTATACTGCTAAAAATTATAATATGTTTCAGAATTTTGATAAGCAACAACACCTTAACGAAAATCCTATTAGTTCTGATAGTTCTATTTTTAGAGCAAACTCATTAATTATAGAAACTCCAAGAAATTACGGAAATTTCAACGGATACGGAGATGTCACAAACTTTAAAACTACACAACAACGTGTATCATTAATGAAACTGTCAGAAGCAAATAAATTAGAGATAACTGTCCCAGGAAGAGCAGATTATACAGTTGGTCAAAAAGTTAATGTCACATTAAATAAAATTGAACCTATAAACAAACAAGAAAAAGATATTACAGACCAGATGTTTTCTGGTAATTATTTAATTTCAGCTATCAATCATTATGTTGATAGAAATAAACATGAATGTCATATTGAGTTGATCAAAGAAACATTACAATATAATTTGAATGGAAAGAAATAATGAATTTGCACTATGGTATTGTAGAAAATAGACAAGACCCACTATCACTTGGTCGATGCCAAGTGCGTATTGTTGGATTGCATACACATGATAAGTCTTTGCTTCCAACAGCAGATCTTCCATGGGCTACACCAGTTCAGCCAGTAACTTCTGCAGCGATGAATGGTATTGGTCATACACCAATTGGACCAGTAGAAGGAACTTCTGTTATTGTTGTATTCCCAGACCATGATAAACAACAACCAATTATTCTTGGAACACTTGGTGGTATTCCATCTACTCCACTCCCAATTGATTCTGAAGAAGCTGGTGCGATTGTTGATGAAAAGATAGAAAGCATTACACTAAGAACAATTCCTGGACCAGTTACTGGAAAGATTCTTACCTTTATTGATAATGAAGAAGGTAGAGTTGATTTAACTCGTTCACTAAAAGCCAATATGAAAGTTATTGGTTTTGGTCTTCCAGATGGAACAACGATTGTTAGTATTAATAATGGAACACAGATTACGATTAATAATTCTGTTACCAATTATGCAGAAAACATTATTACATTCCAAGCAGCACCGACCAATCTGGATGCAGTAAGTCAAAGTAGAAATGCAAATGTATTGACAGATAGTTCTGGTAATCCAGTTGTATCAGGATCTGGTGCAGTTGTCACTACCACTCCAGATGCATCACCTACTGTTGGTGCTACTCCATCATCAAGTGTTACCAATAATTCAATCCCAACTATACCTCCACCAAAGTCTGTAACAAATACTTCAAAAGCAACAGAAGGTATTAAGGCACTTATTGCAGCGTGTGATAAAGTTGGATTAACAACCAAAGAACAGAAGTGTGCTTTGTTAGGTATTGCTGGTGGTGAAACAGGATGGATTCCTCAGTTGGAATCATATAACTATTCACCATCTCGTATGAAGGCAATCTATTCATTTGCCACAGATACTGATGTAGAACAATATTCAAATGCTGCAAAACGTGGTCTTTC